CTCCGGTGGTATGGTTGACAAAGTAAGCGGCGAATCCGCCTTCTCTGATCTGCTCTTCCGTCAGATTCCTGGTAAGCTGGTGGACAATTGTTCCAACCATCTCCAGGTGAGCGAGCTCTTAGGTTCCAAAAGGTTATCGGTGTTTAGTATTATTTTCCGCGATTTTGGGGAACAGAACCAGTTCAAAATCGTCTGGCTTTCCGTGCCAGCGGCCGTTAATAGTCTTGGTGTAGACGACCTTTTCAATTACAGATTTCAGCAGCTCGTTCTTTTCCGCCGGCGTTTTGGCTTTCGGATATCTGGACAATACTCGCTCAGCTCGTGGGATGATGATTTTTTGATTTTGCACGGTTCTGATTTCACGCTCTATGTCAGAGTTTATTTGTTGAATCCGGTTCTGCGTGTCTGTTATTTTCTCACTGATGCCCTGGGAACGGGCAAGAAAAATCTCAGTAGTGTATATCCCTTTTTCCAGTAGATCGTAAATATTATCACGCTGCTTTTCGAGATCCTTCAGCTCGCTTTGTGCTTTTTTCAGAGCCTTTTTCTTCAGGTCGGCTTGTGATGCTGAGACTGGCTGTTTCCCGTAAGCCAGTTTATATTGATTCAGCCACTCCTGGAGCGCCTGAAGAATATGATCTTCCACAAGCTCCAGCGCGGAGCTGATGTTGTCACAGGAAGAAACGGGACACATCAGCGTGTCCGGATAATTGCGGTTGGTGTAAGGCCGTCTTACCATCCTGCGGCCGCACATTCCACAGACAACCAAGCCGGCGAGAGGGTTTGCGATGGTGCTGTTCTTGGGGCATGGATGAGTGGGATTCTCGCGGAGCTTCTGCTGGGCGGTTTCCCAGATCTTCAGATCAATTAACGGCTCATGGAGTCCGTCCACTAAAACCACTTCATCCTCTTTGGCCCTGGGACGCTCTTTTACAAGTTGGCCGTCTACCATTTTTTTCTTCTGCGGCCGGGCGCTCCATCGGATCTTGCCGATGTACACCGGGTTGCGCAGAATATCCTGCAATGTACCATTTACCCAGGCATCCCCTTTGACCGTCGGGATCCTCAACTCGTTCAGCTTGCGCGCGATCTTTGAGGTTCCCATATCCCCGACGGTACCATCTTCCTGCTGCTCGCCGTTTACGTAAAGGTCAAATATCATTTTTACAATGGGCGCCTGCTCGGGATCCGGCTCCAGCGTGTATCCTTTATCATGTTCCAGCTTTTTGCGGACATATCCGTAAGGCGGTATATTTCCGACATATTTGCCTTCTTTTACAGAGGCGACGCGGCCGCGCTGTAGGCGCCGGTTAATGGTTTTATATTCGCGCCGGCTCATGAACAGCCCGAACTCAAAATATTCCTCGTCATATTCATTATTCGGGTCATAGGTTTTCATCGGGGTTATTATTTTGGTACCGCTGAATTTAAAAGTCTGTGCGACGATGCCCTGATCGATCGTATCGCCGCGGGCCAGACGTTCCACTTCCATGACAAGCACGCCGTCCCACATACCCTGCTCCACTTCGGAAAGCAGCTGCTGCATGACCGGACGGGCCGCAATGGTTTCTCCGGAGACAATCTCACGGTATATCTGTGTGATATTCAGTTTCAGCCGCTTGCCAAGC